CCAGAAGGGAGCGGTACGCGCTTCAATCCACGGAGTAGTGGTGAAGCGAGTACCATACTTGACACTTGATGTGCCTCGTATGTCGTGCCGCTTTTGGTAATCTCCCAGCAAGCTACATAAGTAGCGTGTTGTTTGATCACCCCTGAACCGTCTCCTTGATGTGGGAAACAGTCCAGTATACCTGTAGCAGTAACTCTGTACATCGGAGTTCCAATGACAGAGCCTGCGTTTCCGTAAGTACCACGTAGGTGCGATGAAGTGACTATTCACATCTACGTCGGGTCCCGTTGCGGGACCCACCAACGGTCTACGAGCGGACTCGTACAGGTATAGCAGTACAGGGCTCGACCTGTCCTTTTGTTGCAAAAGGTTAAAGAGCGTATGACGCGAAGTCATTAGCTCCAGATCCTCAGTAACAAAAACAGGCCTGACATCTTCACCTCTTAAGAAGTCACCGCCACAGGACTCTCGAAAGAATCCTACAACGAATGACTTATATCTGTTGGGGATAAACCCAACAAATTTAAGAGTCTCCAACAAGAGCATTGAAGCACTTGTAGGAACGATGATGTCATCACCGTAGACCCTCCAGTCGACTCTATCACATTGGCAGAGAGAAATCGCTGCTCGTGTGACTGACGCAAAGATCAAGCATTGTAGCGGAAAAGTAAAGGCATTGCCCATCGTCGCGAACGACGAATTGAGCATTGTCTTGTCCTCAACCGTTACATACTCGGTCCTAGCATCAACGAGGAGACTGTACCATTGCTTCGGAATCAGAAAACGAACTAGTTCATTCGTAATCGTATCCGATGCGCTGGAAAGGTCGACGGTGGACCAGCCGGCTGGATGGAAACCCAGCTTACTGGACTCCATGGCTAGCTTAACATTCCTACTTTGGTCGTCGAGGTTGATACCCCAACGGCGAAGGTAAGGTGTAAGCATAGCTAGGATGCCCTGCTGAGCCATTGCGTTAAGCAACGGTTCAACCGCGATAAAGCGGTCGACTGACGCGTCTTTTGGGACGCATCGGGCTTGTGACGCTTCCGACTGCTGTAACCTCAACCTCCCTTCGGAGGCATATGAGTGTAACAGTTTGCCGTAGGCTCCATTCATAAGAATAGGACCAAAGCGTTTCAAGCATCTGCTGCTCGCCGTAAAGACCTGAGTATCAAGGAGTTTGGCATATTGGTTGACGTCGTTATGTCTTCCAAATCTGCCTAAACCTTGTACTGTGCCTTTAGAGAACACCTTGGCATCCACGAATCTATCCCAATCACTTGTGTCCGGTGAAGGACCAAGCAAACGGAAGATATCGTGGCGTGCTTGGTGCAGGACCATCGAGACCAGCCGTGCCTTCTTTCGAAGACGCGTAGGATGCTCAAAATAATACTTGAGCTTCTTATTGGTACGATGGTTCTTCTCCAGCATCTCAAAGAACTTCTCGTGCGCGGCGCGTGCCCTATCTTCAGGGTCCGCACCGGGTACACAAGGGTTCTTCGATAGCAATGAGAAGACTTGCCTGCGCCTTAGGAGCTGGATAGGCTCCTCAGGGTGGATGGAAGCGTGTAAGACTGCTTCCATATCACGCTGCTTGGATAGACGGGCACCCTCGATGTCAATCGAGGGCACGTCGTCTACGGCTGCGTGATCTGCAGCATATCGAACGCACTCTCGCAGTACGTTCGTTGCTCTAAGGGTATCGCTTTGCATAGGATTACTCCTGTGATAAGCAAGACAAGGTATAAGACCTTTGCCTTTGGGTTACGCGTTAGCATCCGGAGAAGAAAGCTCCATAAGGGAGCCTTCCGCTCTAGGGTCGACTCTAGATGATCAATTTCTCGATCATCGTCCTCTTTACGTACAGCCATGCCGGTTAAGGCTGGTTGCTTTCGTAAGGAAGAGCCTGCCCGTTCAGGTCAGCTTGAAATTCAGAGCTGGAAATCAGATCACCAATCTCATCCAGGAACGTGTTGAACACGGTCCGGTCAAGAGTGGTCATATCTGAAACCTGACGGATGTTTACCTCGACGATCGAGTTCGGGAGTACATCACCCGGACCCGCAGCGTCGGGATCGTGCCCCAAAACACCCTTGATCTGGTACTTTGAGGTCGGCGATCCGTCGATGGCTTTGAAGATGACAATGTTGGCCTTGGCGGACGTATGTCCGCCACGCTTCCATGTCACCTGGCCATCTCCGTGCCGATGAAGTTCCCAAGAGATGGGAAGGACCATAGTACTCATTACTGTGGACTCCTACGCATTTCTGCGTCAGTTAAGTACAGTTGCAGTGGTTTAAAATCCAAAGCCTCTGTAAGGGTTGCCGTTTTTGAATTTTCTATAAGCCCCGCGTGAAAGCGCGATCAGATCTAAAATCTGTTCGAGCCCCAAACGTGGATTATAGTCAAAAACGATAGGGATCTCCTTCTTGTAAGGAGTGCGTTTATACTCTTCCCGAGTATAACGAAGCGATCCGGGTGAGCTGGTAAGGCCCCCTAGATTGCCCCTTTTGTAACCAACA